TGGCTGGTATTGCCCAGCGTGTAAGGGCTTTGACAAAGCGATAGGTAGGGAACGCACAGTATAAAAAAAGCCCCGGCAGGAAGGGGGTCTACCGGGGCTGAGATTGCTGCTTTACTTTCAAGGAGAAAAACATGAAAATGAAAATGTCGGTGGTATGTAGGAATACCTAAAATCCGACTGGAAATCACAGAAGCAGAAAGGATCAGATACCCGACACCGGGATTATGATCCAATTCTGCCTCAAACACAATATATTGTGTCACTTCTAGTCAACACACCTACATATACCGCCGACCAGTGTGGCAAAGCCTGACTGTAATCTCTGGCTCATGGGGAGCTACCCCCTGAAAACTAGCGGCAGAAATGCGACAACCGAGCATCATCAATTCCTGCGCTGTCCTACCCATGACAACAGGAGACCGGAAACCGAAAGGGCTATTAGATGTAAGGTCAGCAACCAGCAGAACACCGCTGGCGGGAGGCGGTTCACCATTGTGGATCGTGGTCAAAAGTATCAAGCCTTCGGGCTTCCGATTTATCGGGCGGTAGTAGAATCACCAGTGCTGGCTGGGCTATTTCCGGGAGAAATTGGGTAACTGTGGAGAAAAAAAATGCAACTGCGAGAACACCAAGAAAAAGCAATCGAAATGATCCGTGAGGAGTTTAAGAAGGGGAGCAAGAAGGTATTACTAGCCGCTTGCTGTAGTTTCGGCAAGACCCATACGGCAGCCTACATGGCCAAGCAGGCGCAGGACGCAGGCAAGCGCACAGTCTTTTTTGCAGATCGGGTCAAACTGGTAGACCAGACGCTGAAAGTCTTTGATGAGTGGGGCATTGACTACGGGGTGCAGCAGGCTGATCACTGGGCAGCGAACCCCAGCGCCCCAGTGCAGATTTGCTCAGTGCAGACGATCACCCGGCGGGGCTATGACCGGCTCGACTTTGAACTTTGCATCTGGGATGAGTGCCACACCCCGTGGAAAGGTCTGACAGAGATGCTGGAGAAGTGGGATGGGCGAAAGATGCACTATGTGGGCCTCTCAGCCACGCCGTACAGCAGGGGATTAGGACTCATCTGGGACAAGATGATCGTGCCTGTGAAGCAGACAGAACTTCTGGAGCAGGGTTACTTAGCACCGGTTCACTACTACGGTGGCCGGAGTGTTGACGTTAGCAAGCTGAAAACGAAGACGTTGCCCACTGGTGGATCAGACTACCACCCAGACGCTCTGGCAGAGGCCGTGGAAAGAGATGACAAGCTGACCGGGGACATCGTGAGGAACTGGCTAGAGCATGGCGAGAACAGCCAGACAATCGCTTTCAGCCCCAGCATCAAGCACAGTCAGTACATGGTCAAGATGTTCAATGATCATGGCATTCCCGCCCGGCACATTGACGGCTACACCAAGGAAAAGGATCGCAAGGACATTTACCGGGCGCATGAGGCCGGCGAGTTTAAGATACTGTCTTGCTCGAAGCTGCTGGGCGTGGGCTATGACTCACCCCAGACCCGCTGCCTGATCGACTGCTACGGCACCAAGTCAGCCATCGCGTACCAACAAAGGGCCGGGAGAATCCAGCGAACACATCCTGACAAACCCTACGGCATCTATTTGGATCACAGCGGGAACGTCAGTCGGTTCGGCTTTGCCCACCTTATGGAGCCATCCCAGCTAGACATGAAAGAAAAGCGTTTCAGCGAAGCCGGGCAGATTGAGAAGAAGGAAAAGAAGGACGATTCGGTCAGGGACTGCCCAAGTTGCGGCAAGATCATGCAGGGGCTTTCCTGTGTCTGTGGATTCAAGATTACGATCCGGGAGGCGCTCAAGTCAGACGGAACCATGCTGGTCAAGCTGGACGACAGCAAACCCCAGCCAGCCAGCAAGGAAACCAAGTCGCTTTGGATGGCCTCCCTGACCAAGTATGGCCGGGACAAGGGCTACCGGGACGGATGGGCGGCGTGGACTTACAAGAAAAAGTTCGGCGTTTGGCCCAGGAGTCTGGACAGGGTGAGGGTGGAAAACGTACCCCCGGAGGTAATAAATTTTATCATTTCTCGCAACATCGCTAACGCAAAACGAAGAAATCTATAAAAAACAAACACTTACGGCCCAGGGCCAGCATAAAAATAATTGCGAAAAGTGTTGACACAAGTAAACAATACTGTAGAATGGTAACCATTGAAGCAAAGGGTGCTTCAGCAAACGGAGGAAAAAGATGAACAAATTAGAACTTATTCATAAACACGGAAACGGTATTACTGAGTACGATTACAAAGGTTTCTTTATCTACCATAACTACGCTAACAGCGGACTTTACGAAGTAACTGATTGGCTTCATTCCAATATGTTCAAGACTGCCGAAGAAACGGTTGAAGCTATTAACAAATACTTTAAAAAATATAAATAACCAAGCAGGGGGCTACGGCCCCCAACCCCAACGGAGAAGAAAATGAGCGAATTAAAACACCACGGCAAGGTAATTCAGGAAGTACGCACTAACTGGCAAACGCAAGCCAGAGGCAGCAACGACCAAGAATATCAGATATATCTAGATTTGGCTGATGACGGCAAAGGCAATGATTTCACGACCGGCAAGCCGCTCAAAACTTACGAAGAATGGTTAAACAGCTAATAAATGGAGAAATAAAATGAAACTAAGAAATAAACTGTTCGGCGATATGCCTACTTACGAAATGATAGAAGAAATTGCCGGCGGCATCTGTTTTATAGCCATGATCGGCGCACTGATTGTTTTATACATAGCCGCATAAGGAGAACATAATGAAACTACGCGACTTACTAGCTGATAATTTTCACGAATTTTTCAACCCGCAGGGTGAGGTTGAGCCGAGCAATAAAGCAATAAATCTGGTTGCTGGCTGGATACTCGAATACAGCGATTACCCGGATGAAATGTGGGAAGATCCAAAAGACGCAAAACTAATTGCGAAAGCCTGCGTCACCGCAGATATCGATGATTTTGTAAAAATGCGTGAGGCTATACGCCGGAATGCTCAAAAACACGCTAAATACCTGATAGAGGATGAGGAAGATTATTTGATCGGGTATTATTACGAACAGCATGAACAAATCGTCGAGCCGGATGAAGGCTATGAAAAAATGGTTCTGGATACCATTCGCAAGTCTCACGCCGACTACATGGCGAATCTTAAATAGTTTCTCCGGTAGCACAAGGATGTGCGCCACTTAAAGGTGACATATGACAAGCAGACACGAAAACTGGATCGAAGAACATAGCATTGAGTATTGCGAACTGCGCCTACAAGACCTAACCGAAGAACAGTTGATAGATGCGATTACCAGCCCTGACGTGCTGGATAAGTTATTCTTTCGGGATAAGTCGCAAGAGACCATTTTGGTATCTGATGTTCGTGAGTATTTGGCAAAGCTGGACAAAGAGTTCCGTGATAATCGCCTCCGTCTTGTGCATAGCCGAACTGATCTACCATGAGAGTAGGTCAGAGCCGCTCGAAGGCCAGATAGCAACTGGTCAGGTGGTTATGTCAAGAGTGGCAAGCCACCATTTCCCTGATACCCCATGCGAAGTAATTAAGCAGGGAGGGGAACGCAAGTACCAATGCCAGTTCAGCTATTGGTGCGATGGCAAGCCGGAGACAATAGCCAGCCGGGAAGCCTACGGTCAGGCAGTCGTCATTGCCGCAGGAGTGTACTTCAGCCTATATCCAGACCTGACCGGCCAAGCCACCCACTACCACGCCGACTATGTCCAGCCAAACTGGGCAAAGCATTTACACCAGACAACAAAAATCGGTAGACATATTTTCTACAGAATGTGATAAAATCACGGAGCATATGAATTCAATGCGCGAAAAAAAATTCCCAGATACCAAAGTTGTCAATATTGACAGTTTGATCCCATACGCGATGAATTCGCGTACTCATTCTGATAAACAGGTTGATCAAATAGCTGCCAGCATCAAAGAGTTTGGTTTTCTAAACCCAATTATTGTTGACGGTGAAAATGGCATAATTGCTGGTCATGGCAGGGTAATGGCGGCAAAGAAGCTGGGTATGGCTGAGTTACCTGTTGTCGAAGCAAAGCATCTTACCAAAGCCCAGAAAAAAGCCTACGTCATTGCAGATAACAGGTTGGCATTAAACGCTGGCTGGGATACCGAAGTGCTTGGGGCTGAGTTATCTGAGTTGCAAGGTTTAGATTTTGATATAGATTTGCTTGGCTTTGATGCAGATGAGATTGCAAAGCTACTGGAGCCTGAACAAGTTGAAGGGCTGACGGATGAGGATGATGTACCAGAACTAGCTGAGGAAGCCGTAACTAAGCCAAACGATATATGGGTAATGGGCAGGCATCGACTTATGTGCGGAGACAGCACGAGTCTTGATGCCGTGGATTCACTGATGCCAGAAACGGCAAATATGATATTTACTGACCCACCTTATTTAATGAACTTCACGGGCGGCATCCATGCTGATGGGAGTAAATCATACAACTCCAAGCATGGGGCTATAAAAAATGACAAGATGTCCGAATCAGAAGGCAATGACTTTCTTGACGCGATTAACGCTATGGTAAAGGCAAAAGTCGATGGAGCATTTTATATAACCTTCTACCGTCTGGGGATTGGGAAGTATCTAGAGTCTATGGAAAGAACGGGCTTGCATTGTCGAAGTCTTGTGATTTGGGATAAAGGCAACCACACTCTGAGCAATAGCGACTATATGAGCATGTATGAGCCAATTTTTTACGGATGGGTCAATGAGCATAAGTTCTACGGGGGGAGCAATGGCATGGATATATGGAGGATTAAAAGGACTCAAAAGAACGATTTGCACCCAACGATGAAGCCGGTTGAGCTTGTTGAGAAGGCTGTGCGGGATGGAAGTGCGATAAATGGCTTGGTACTGGATTTGTTTGGGGGAAGTGGGACAACGGTTATCGCTTCAGAAAAGTTAAACAGGATGGCTAGAGTTATGGAGCTCGACCCAAAATACTGTGATGTGATAGTAAAGCGTTGGCAGGACTTTACAGGCAAGCAGGCAATACTCGAATCAACTGGTCAGACATTCAGTGAGGTTGCAATTGGCTAAAAACGGTAGACAAGGCGAAGGTGGCGGCAGGCCGCCTGTAGTGTTTACGCAAGAACAGGTTGCGCAATATGAGGCGCTTGCAGCAGTTATGTCCAAGTATCAGATAGCTGATTATTTTGGGATAAGCGAAACCACGCTGCGGGAGGTGGAAAGCCGTCAGCCAGAAGTTTCTGATGCCTATAAAAAGGGAAAAGCAAAGGCTATCGGAGCCATTGGTCAAAGTTTGGTCAAGCAGGCTAGAGAAGGCAACTTGGGGGCGCAGATATTTTATTTGAAGACCCAAGCTGGCTGGAAAGAAACCGAGCGCCGCGAGATCAGCGGCCCTGATGGCGCACCCATAGAGACTGACAACAAATGGACAATAGAGATCGTTGGAGTAGACCATGCCATTGAAGCCGGGCAAGAGTAAGAAAGTGATTGCAGAGAACATCCGCATGGAGATAGCTGCTGGCAAGAAACCAAGTCAGGCTGCCGCTATCGCCTACAGCCACGCCAACCGGGACAAGGGCAAGAAGAAACAACGTCCAGTGTTTGAATAATGCCCACCATGCAACTCCCCAAGAAGCTTTTGCCTTTTGCTCAGAAGCAGAAGCGTTTCAAAATCGCCATCGGTGGCAGGGGTAGCGGAAAAAGCATGAGTTTCGCAGATATGTGCCTGATGGACGCCATGACCAAGGGCATCAAGACCGCCTGCTTCCGCGAGTTCCAAGTATCTATTGATGACTCGGTACACGCCCTGCTGTCTGCCGAGATAGAGCGCCTGAAGCTGCCGGGCTTTGAGGTGCAGAACAACCAGATACTCTATGCCGGCGAACCGGCATTCAAGTTTCGCGGGATGGCCAGAAACCCGGAGGGCGTGAAGTCAATGCACGGCTTCAAGCGGTTCTGGATCGAAGAAGGCCAGACCATCAGCTTCAACTCCCTGAAAGCCCTGACCCCAACGCTGCGTGAAGAAGGCTCTGAGATATGGATCAGCGCCAACCCACGGTCAAGCGTGGACGC